CCAGTCGCAGTCGATGGCGGACTCGCCCACCACGATGCAGTTGACGCGGCGCGTGTCCCGGAGCGTGGCCTGGCAGTCGTAGACAGTGGATCCCGCGGCTAAGGATCCAAGATCGACGCAATCGGCCTTGGCCGGACCGTCGTGATCGCGTACTGCGGTGCCGCAGGCGGCGAGCGCCAGCGTGACGATTACCGCAATGGCGAGTGCGAGCGGTCTTCTCATTCCGTGGCCTCCTTTACCGCCATTCCGCGGTCTGCGGCGTCCAGTAGCCGTTCGTAGTGTTCGGGCGTCACCGTGACGATGGGTTTGAATCCGAAGCGTTTGATGCAGTCCAGGCAGACGCTGGTGGCCTGCTTCGCATCGTTGCCGTGCACGAGGATGATGGTCTGTTTGGTTGCGGCGTCGACGCGGAGCTTGCCGCAGATGTCGCACTGGTCGATGCTTTGTGGTGCGAGGCTCATTGGTGCTCCTTGATGGTGTCGATGATGGTTCGGTATTCGGCGATGTCCCTGGTGAGGCAGTCGAGTGCGCGGTGGGTTCCCGCGGGGTGTTTCGGCCAGTTGGGGATGGTTTGTCTGGCGAGGATGCGCAGGCCGCTCATGTCGAGATGGTGGTAGTCGAGCTGTTCGAGGGTAAGGCCGAGGGCCGCGTGGATCCAGTCGAGGTCGAATTGGACGTTGGTGCCGGCCGGGTGAAGCACGTATCGGTCGGCGAGGTCGGTGAGCAGGTCGTGGATGCTTTCGGTCGCGCGGTATGTGGTGTCGCTCTCGGGTCCGAAGACGTCGTCGATCAGCCCGTTGCGCGAGTGGAGCTCGATGATGGCGTAGGCGGTGGACGGGGTGAGGCGGATGGCGGAGTGGCGTATGCTCCACTGCCAGGCCACGTCCTCGATGGCGTTGGCGGGCCGTTCCATGCCCTGCATGTCGGTGAGCATCATGGCGACTTCGAGAAGCTGGCCGTCGCGGGGGCTGATGCTGGTGGTTTCGGTGTCGATCCAGATGAGCCGGTGGGGCTTGTCGGTCATTGTCGTGTCCTTTCAGGGGTTATCTGCGGTTGGCGAGCCATCCGATCAGGGTGGCGAGCGCGATGAGGATGATCGCCGTGAGGTCCTGGTTCATGCGATCTGCTCCAGTGGATCGGTTTCGGTCACACCGTGGATGGTCTGCTGCACCGCTTCGGCCTGACTGACGCCTTGGTTGAGCAGATTTGCCAGAGTCTGGCGGACGCGTTCACGGTCCATGCCTTCGGGCAGATTGCGCAGGAACGTGCTGGTGCGCAGGATCTTGCCCACATGCTCGCAGAACGCGTCATGTCGGTGTGGGCCGTCCGGAGCGGTGTCGGCGGCGCTCTCCGGAGTGGTGACGTGCAGGCCGTCGGGGTCTCGGGCTTCGGGTTCGATCCAGGTGCGGAACCCGTAGTCGAGGCTTTCGAGTGTGGGGCGGAGCCGGTAGGCGTCGAGTCCCCTGGCGTGGAGCTTGAGCCGGAATCTGGCGGCGAGCGCCGTGATATCGACCGTGGGCAGGCCGTTGGCGGCGAGTTCGTCGGCGAGCGCCTGGCATGCGGGGGTGGGTTCCCACAGGTCGATGAGTTCGCTTTCGCTGCGGGCTTGCGGTTGGGTGTCGGGTTCGGGGTCTCGCGTGCGCGTGCGCGTGGCCCCACCCTCACCGTCAGGTGAGGGTTTCTTAGTTCTTCCTTCTTCCTTCTTCTTTCTTATAGGGCGTGACTTGGGTGTGACGGTCGTGGATGTCACATGCGTGTCACTGTGACATTCGTGTGACATCGGTGTGACATGCGTTTCTGTCACGTTGGTGTCGCGGGTGGATGACGGTTCGGACGGGCCGGCGTCGGCCGTGGACGCCTCATTGGTCTCATCGACCTCATCGGCCTCATTCGCCTTGGTGAGGTTGGTGTTGGTGCGGCTTTTGCGTTTGCGTTCGGCGAGCGCCTGGCGTTTGGCCTGGATGTCGACGCGTGTGTCCTGCCATTTCTCGAAGCCGCTGATGTGCCAGCCGCCGTCGGCGGGTTGGAGCATGCCTAGTTCCTCGAGCAGGGTGATGCTGTCCTGGTCGGCGTGGAGTTTGTATCGGAGGATGTTCTCGTCGACGAATCCGAGGGGCCAGTCGCCCCTGGTGTCGGCGCAGCGTTTGGTGGTGTCGGCGAGCGCGGCGATGTAGTAGCCGATGGCCTGGGGGCGTTGGACGAGGAGTCGTTGGATCTTGGGGTCGTCGGCGAATCCCTGGTCGAGCCGGCAGAACGGCAGTTCGGTCTTGCTCATGGCTCAGTCCTTTTCCAGAGTGCGGTGGATGCAAGCGCGACGCTGCGTCTGGCCTGGTTGAGGCCGGCGAGCGCGCTGGTGTAGTGTTCGAGGATGTCCTCGGGGGCTCCGTTGTCGCGGAGCGTGTTGAGGTCGTGGATGAGTTGCTCCACGGTGTTGAGGATCTGGCTGGTCTGGCCGCTGTCGACGGCGCGGCGGATGCGGTAGGCGTCGTGCGCCTTGGTGGTTGATGGCGTCATCGTTCGGATCCCTTCCGCTGGTGGTCGCGGATGGCCTGGACAATCCGGTCGAGGTTGTCGCTGGTGATGATGATGGTGACGCGGCTTGCGGTGGTGCCCGCCACGTGGGTGACGGTGAAGTCGATGTCCTCGATGCTGATGCACGAGGTGTCGCCGCTGGACGCGATGTCGATGTTCATGACTGGTGCTCCTCTACGGGTCTGGTGTGGAAGTCGAATCGCCACAGGCCGGTTTGGCCGGTGGGCGTGGTGTCGTGTTCGAAGATGGTGCGTCGGATGACGTGGTAGTCGTCGTCGGTCCAGTAGCCGGCGTCGGTGAACCCGTCGATCAGCGGTTTGACGGTCGGATAGAGGTTGGGCGGGTCGAACCGTGCCGCGGGTTTGGGCAGGTGGATGCGGCAGAGCAGGTCGATGCGCCGGTCGCCGTTCGGCCGGGCCATTCGCCGGTTGAGCAGGTCGAGCATCAGGTACTGGCCCTTGACCCTGAGGTTGCGTTCGCGTTGGGCGTTCGCGTACACGCTGCCCTGGCTGTTGTTGCTTTTGCGGAGCACGTTTTTGGCCACGTCGACGCTGATCAACGGGGTCCATCCCTGGATCGGATCCGGGACTGCGGAATGGTTCAGGTTGATGGGTGTCATGACTCCTCCCCCACGTATTGGGCGTACACGCACCATTTGCCCTCATGCCTGTGGTCCGGGGCGATCTCGGCCCGGTAGGCGCCCTCGGGTTTCCACGCCATGGTGCGCGCCTTGCGGATGGTGCGGCGAAGTTCGTAGGCGGTTTTGCGGGTCAGGTCGTCGGCGATGCGCGCGGGCTTCGGGAACCGCTTCAGCGCCATGGCCGGATCGTCCCATTTGCCGGTGGTCGCGGTCGGGGTGACGATGTCGTCGGGGAAGCGTTCGACGAACTCCACACAGCGCAGCAGACGCAGGTCCTCGTCCGTCCGCGCGCCGTCATCCCCAGCCTCGCCGAGGTTCAGGGCCTTGAAGTACTCCTCCCCGCCGGCGACTGGCCTGACGGCGTCGGGTTCCTGATCTCCATACATCTCGTGTTCGATGATCCGTTTCGCCGTGCCGGCATCCGTCACCCTCACCGTGCTGGGCGCCGGCACGGCGAGGGTGACGGACGCCGGTGAGGTCGGGGCGGTGCCCGGTCGTTTGCGACCGGCGCTCTTGCACCAGCGGCCCACGGCGATGCGTTCGGACTGTTCGAGGGCGTCCCAGCCCTGAGCGCACGCGATGTCGTACAGTTGTTCGAGTTCCTTCTCCGAATACTTGCTGGCCATCATCGGCTCCTTCCTGTCAGTTCCATGGGTCGGTCGTCGGATCGTACGCGCCGAACGGATCCCCGGCCGGCGGCACGGCCGGTCCGGGATCCGCGGTGACGGCGGGACGCTGGCCGCGGGCGCGGGTCACGCTGACCGTGGCGTGGTCCACCGCGGCGGCGAGGCTTTCCAACTGCCAGACCACGCCGCGCACCCTGGTGCCGTCCCGGCTCATGTACTCGTTGGCTTTGGGGCGGGCGATCGCGATGACCTCGTCGCCCTTGGAGAAGCTCGACGCGATATGCTCCGCCAGGCTCCTCCACGCCTCGCACTCCCAGTAGAACGGGTCGCCGTCCTCCCACCGGTTGGTGTCGCGGTTCCGCACGCGCCCGCTGCTCGCGATGCTCAGCTTGCACACGCTCACGCCGCCGGCGGTGGCGCGCAGTTCGGGGTCGCGGGTCAGCCTGCCCCTGATGGTGACCTGGTTCGGGTCCTTGGCCATATCGGTTTCCTCCTATTCCTCGTATCGGCTCATGTAGCGTTCGATTTCCTTGCGGGTCACGCGACGCCATCCCAGCGTGCCCCTACGGCTCCGCGGCCTGAAGGTGATCAGCAGTCCACTGTTCGCGTCCAGGCGGAGCGCCTCGTAGTCCAGGCCGAACGTCTCGGCCGCCTCGGGCAGCGTCCACGACTCGCGATCCTTCGGTGCGACCCGGTTGCGCGGCGTGCGGATCCCGTACGTCTCGGACAGGAGACGACGGGCCTCCACGGCGCTGGCGGAGCGTCCGGCGATGCCGGCGATCACGCTCGTCTCGCCCATGACGGGCATCGATTGGGTCATGCTCATTCCGTCACCTCGCTCTCGTCCGGAACGTCCAATGCGTCGAGCGTCCACGCCAGCACCCGCGGCAGCAGGAGCCCGACACCGGACGCCAGGAACGCGGCCAGGGCCATGGTGTTCCCCAACGGGTGCATGCATGCGTCGTGCGTCACAAGCCAGCAGAACGACACGACCGACACCATCACGGACAACGTTCGCCTCATCATCGGGTCCTCTCCTCGCCAGTCGCCTTCCGGTATTCGTCGTCATCGATCTCAAGTCCGTCGATCGTGTGGAGCGTTTCGGTAGTCAGGTCCCCCGGCTTGATGTCGCCGTCGAGGAAATGGGTTATGCCTTTGGTCATGGCGATGAGCGCGACCGACGTCATCATCGCGGTCAGCCGCCCCATCGTCGCGTTGACCGTCGCCTCCGCGAACCCCTTACCAGGGTCGAGAGGCAACCTCACCGTGCACGGCTCGAACACGTCACCGCAACCGGGAACGCTCAGAACAAGCCGGAACTCGGCCATCCCGGCCACATCGGACTTGCTATCATTGGACTGGGTGGGCATCATGCCTTCCTTTCACTCAGACCGTCCCGAAAAGATTTCCTAGGTCCCTCGGGACGGTTTATTTTTGCTGGAGCATTGTGTTGTAGTCTTAAACCGTTCTTGTCTTGCATCCTCGGTCAGGTCATCGAAGGCGTTCGTATGTGCATCAGTGATTTCCTGCAGACAGTCGTGAACGTGCTGTCGGTCCCTTCGTTCGGGTTCGTGATCTGGCAGATATTACGAGCCGAGGGCATGCGCGCCCCAAGGATGCTGACCGTGGCCATACACAGACGTGACCCGATCAGGGTCAGCGACACCGGCACTCCCATGAGACGGTTCGCGGTCGAGGTCACACCAGGAAGCCCCGATGAAGCGTACGACGTCCACCTATGGCCGGCGTCGGGAAACGCCAGAATGCTGCTGGACATGGGCCAGCCGTACGTACCATGGCTGGGATTCGAGGAAGAACGCCGTGCTATGGGAGAATTCGTCGCGCCCTTCGAGGAAAGCGTATGGGTAGCGGTCATCTGGCATTCACCTTCCCCGATCCGAAGAAGATCCGTCGCACAGTCCTTACGCATCCGGATCGCCCCAATCGGACCGAAAGAAGAATCGTTGTCACCTGATATTGAGCTTGAGGCATGGCGCTGGTATCGGACCGCACCGATTCGGAACATGCTGAATCGGTTCCTTCGGAATCCGCTGCCACTCGGAAGCTACCGCCGTCAAGACCTCGACCATTGGTGGAAGTCGCACATCCCGGTGAACGACGGAACAATCGCCTGAAACCACTCATCACGCCACCAGCTTCTGCGAGCGCGGCACCATCGGAATGCCATCCGTCAAATTGAAGCCAATCACGATTTTTTGGAATTCGTTAGGGCTAGGTTCTTCGCCATTTTTCAATTCAGTCAAACGCTTTTCGCTGACGCCACATGCACACATGAATGCAACATCGCTCAGTCTGCGTTCCTTTTGAAGGGCTTCAAGATACCCAGGCGCTATCGCAATTCCCATATTCCGCCTCCTTCTCGATGGTATCTACAGTTTCTGTAGTTCATCTTATGTTTTTTGAAGATTCTTGTCAACAGAATCTGAAGAGTGTTGTATAATTTCTGAAGATGAAAGGAGGTGAATATGTCAGATTTTCAAGATTGGCTCGAAAAGGTTACCCATGGAGATAGCGCCATGAAAATCGCGGAAAAGGCGAACTTGAACTATACGACCTTCTACACGCACAAACGCGACGATAAAATCACAACCGATGAAATCATCGCAATCGCTAGAGCATACGAAATCCCGATAATTGAAGCGTTAGTTCACTCAAACGTGATTTCGCGAGACGAGGTAGGCCAAGAGAAAGACCTCAGATCATATTCCGTTCTCGAGCTCTGCCAAGCAATTCTCTGGAGAACCGAGCACGGACTGGACAAAGATGACGCCAACCGGTCAGACACTTTCTCACGAGCATCTCAAAATATCAAAGAAAAATAAATGAATTCGCCCCGGTCTCTTCGCGAGCGCCGGGGCGATTCGTTTGGTTTTATTCCCATGGGAAGTATGCGAGTAGGTTGAGTCCGTTTTTACGTCTTTTTATGAATCCTTTGGTCACGGCAGTCCCGTCGGGTAGTTTATGGGAATGTTCCGCGGCACGTTTGGCGCTGAGCCATCCGACATGCTCTCCGTCCAAGAAGACGTTAAGGGTTGGTTTGCCTTTGTCTTCGCCTGCAGGGATGACGCCGTTTTCGACGGTTATCCATACCCATGTGTTTGCTCCGTATTTGCGGAGTTGTTCTTCATGGTCGTATGAGTGGAGAACGTCGGCGTTGAGGTGTGGTTCGATTTCATTGCCGTTCGGTTTTGTGTTGGCCGGGAGTGCGGACGGGTCCCACATGGTGCCTTTGCCTGGTTTCGGCTGTTTTGTTTCGGATGCTGACGGGGCTTCGGCTATGCTGTCTCCGAGCATGTCGTAGAAGACGTCTTCGCTGATGATGGTGATGTCCTGGCCAGCGAGTTGTAGTTTTTCGGCTTTGAGCCATTTGCTGCTTTTGGCTCCTTTGAGAGCGGCGTTGTAGTCGGTGCTGCCGGTGACGAGGTAGTTGGTGTCCTTGGTGACGCTTTTGCCGTTGATGCCGCCGAGGTTGGTGACGGCTTGCTGGGCGTTGGCACGCGTCATGCGCTTCAGCGCGCCGGTGAATACGAATACCTGATTTTCGAATGCTGGATCCGGGGTGACCCCGTCCGCCGGCGCGATCTGCAGCAGTTGGCCTTCGCCGCGGAACATCGGGCCGGATCCGCCGCGCCTTCGTCCTTCATCCTCCGGGAGAGCCGCGCGCAGCTCCTCGAGATGTTCGATCATGTAGTCGTAGCATGCGATGGTCTGCTCCACGTCGGCGAGCGCCCGGTGCGATTGCGTGTCCGCTATGCCGAATCTGACGATGAGGTCCCGAATCCTGTTGTGGCGTTCCTGCGGGTACAGGTAGCGTGCGAGGCGGAGCGTGTCGATGAAATCGTTGGAGACCGGCCGGCCGCAGAGTTCGATGGCGTTGTCGTAGAGGAAGTTGATGTCGAAGTTGACGTTGTGGCCGAGGATCGGTCCGTCTCCCACCCAGTCGAGGAATCCCGGGAGGATTTCATCGAGCCGCGGCTGTCCGGTCAGCATATCGTCGGTGATGCCTGTGATCTCGGTGATGATCGCCGGCAGTTTCCTGCCGGGGTTGACGAGCTGTTCGTATCTGTCGACCGGCTGCCCGTCGCGGACGCGGATGGCGCCGATCTCGATGATGTCGTCCCATCTCGGGTCGTATCCGGTGGTTTCGATGTCCAAGGCGACGTAGTCTTTCCTCGCCGCCAGAAGGCTGGCTCCCTTGTGCTCCCTAGGCATCATGCCCCCATTCGATCGTGTTGCGGCCCTCGTCTTCGTGGCCCTTCTATGACTCTACCCCACGGTCGGCATCCATCGGGCAAAAGCAAGCCGCCCCGGTTTCTCTTGCGAGCGCCGGGGCGATTGTGTTGGTGGTGTTTTGTTTTTTAGAATAGCGTCGGTTGTTCGGCTACGCTTCGGTGTTCCAGTACCTTGACTATGGATATGTATCTTGTCGCCAGTCTGTTGTGTTCGTCGATTGCCTTTTCCACGCGCATTTCGACTCGGTATATGTCGTTGGCGCGCATGGCCTCATCGCCGTCAAGCACTCGTTTCTTGAAGGCTTCGTCATCCAGTGTGACGAATTGCGTCTTGATGCCGTCGGTGATCCGCCATTTGCCGTTTTCACGGAACGACACATCCAGCGCCTGGACGATGATCTCCACGGTGTCCTCGGTCCTGTTCCGTTCTCCTGGGTCGTAATGGGAGATCGCGTCGGCGTCCTCCGTGTTGACGGTTTCGTCTCGTGTGCCGGACTGGAATTGCACAAGGTCGATTCCGTCGTCCAGTGTGGGCGCGATGGCGCCTTGAATGGATTTGACGAGTTCCGGGTTTTTCAGGGCGTCCACCGAGGCGCGCAGCGCGCACATCCGCGATCCGTCGGAGAAGGTCACGTTGATGAGGTCCAACCCGTCGTCGTTCTTGCCGGCGGCCTCGGTTTTCACCGGTTTTACGTTCCGGGCCAGTTTCTTGAGCATCCCAACGGCGCCGAAGTAGATTCCCATCAGTCCGGATGCGTTGACGATGGCGGTCACCGGATCGCCGGCCAGGATGCTCTCGGCCTCGTTGGCGAGGTGTATCAGGAGGTCGATGGCGAACGATCCCTCTCGGGTGGCTTTCGCGTTGAGCCGGACGCGTGCGCCTGGCGCGACGTCCTTTTGCAGCGTGTCGAACGCCTTGGCCAGCGACAGCAGGGCCGGGGCGAGCTGTTTCACGTCCATCTCGTGGGTGCGCAGGGCCTCGCCGTCGTAGCGGACGTACAGCGTGTCCACGCTGCTCCCGTTCGCATCACGGTCGTCTCTCTCGTCAAGGATAGTGCCCATCATGTCCTCCTGCTGCACCGTTTCCGTCAATCATACTTGCACACATGACGAGTCCATCCCAGTCTCCCGCGGCCGCCAAGGCGATTTCGTTCACGGAAGCCGACGGGCGGCTTCTTTACCGCAGCTGGATCTACTGCGCCGACAGACGTCTTATGAGTTCGTCCGTTTCGAGTTCGGCGAGCGCCGGGTCGCGCCTGAGACGCTCTTCGACGTTGTGGCTATCGATGAACCGCCTGAATTCAACATGCCCTTTTCCGTCGCGTTCCATGCGTTCAAAGATTCTCTGTATCTGGTATCTGACCTGGGCTCCTTCGCGGATGTACATGTCGATTTCACTCATACTGTCCACGGCAAACCATTTGCGCATGAGTTCGCGCATCTGGTCGCGCGTTGCTCCGAGGTCGGCGAGCGCGGCTGTCAGCCGGATCATGTCGTGCCGGAATTGTTCATCGGCCGCATCTACGCATGCGTTATCTTCGTGTTCGCGAACGGTTTTCCGAATGGCGTCAAGGAAGAATCCGCCAACTTTCTGCATCACGCCCTCTTTGTGGTTTGCGTCTGTCATCATCAGCCCATTTCGATCGTCTGCGGTTGCGGCCCTCGTCTTCGTGGCCCTTCTATGACTCTACCCCACGGGTCGCGCGGACTTGCGGCGATTGCCTGTAGAATCGGACGTACGACCGAAGGGGAGGCATGCACATGTGCGAGGCGAAGACGCCGCAGCAGGCGCGGGAGAACATCACGGCGATCAACCAGGCCGTGGAGTCCTACCAGCGGGGAGACGTGAGCGCGGACGAGGCCGGGGCCGTCATATACGATCGGCTCTTCGGCGAACTCCGGCTCAGCCACCCGCAACAACAGTAACCGCCCCGAGCTCCTGCGAGCGCCGGGGCGGCTTTAGCGTTACTTGTTTATCCGACTATTCGGATCCATGATTTTCCGTCGCTGTTCTCTATCATCTTCTTCGCGCCACTGCGTTCGAATGTGGCCATGTATGCATGATGAATGGTTAGAACTACGTCCTGCAGGTCAGATTCCTTCTCCAGATCTTTGATGGCGAGTCCGTGTTCCTTGGCACTTGCCGCGGTGATATGACGATTATGCATGGCCGAATTAGCATGTGTGCCGAGCCATTCGGCCACCTCTTTCGCTTTTTCTTCGGCGTCTTCGCATGAAGAGAACATGTTCGTTTCGAGCCATTCGGCCACCATTGCCTGGGATGCGTCCACGGCTTTCTGGCAGTCGCCTAGATAAGTCGGCAGGTATTTCCCGATGATTTGCGACCACATGGGTATCGATCCAGGGTTTTCCGTAGTTTCTCTGACCGCCTGATTGAATTCCTCGATGACGCCTCCCGCAGGGAACCCCATTAATTGCGGATCGGTAGGACCTATCGACGATTGTTTTCCCATGTATATCTCCTTGCAGGAGCATGCGATCATGGTGCCGGCGGACATGCAGAGGTGCGGGACGAACGCGACTATGTCCGTGTCGAAGCATGCGCGCAGATAATTCACGAGGTTTTCGGCTGCGGCGAGGTCTCCGCCCGGCGTGTGCAGGATAAGATCGAGCCCTTTGCCACGATCGAGACCGTGGATGTTGGTCATGAACCCTTCCATGTCGGAATCGCTCAACGCACAGTACGGGCTTCCCTGCAGATCCTGAAGCCACCCGGAGTAATAGCAGATCACGTTCCGTCCGCGTAATTCAGATAGTTTCCGGATGTATTCGTCTCGAATGTTGTCGAGTACGCCGTTTGGGTGGTTGTCTACGTTTCCGATGATCTCGTCCCATGAAGGCATCGGTCACACTCCGGCATAGGTACGGGTGATGGCGGGGCGATCGTCGCGGTATACCGTCGGCCATGTGAACGTGGTCCTAGCAGGGGTAAACGGCACATTGTCACGTCGAACGATTTTCTCGTATTGGGTCATAAACCGTTCGATTTTCTTCTGGTCGGTTGTGCTCGTCATAGCCTGCTCCCTGATTAGTTTGTTGCCACCGCAGACAGGCCTGCCGCAAAGGCTTCTTGATAAAGGATGAGGACGAATCCTCGGCGAGCGCTTGGGATCCGTCCTCTTCTCCAAACTCGTCTCAGCCGCACTGCCGACGTGTCTGCGTTATGGCTTTACAATACCCGACCGTTTTTGTCAAGTCAACGGCGCCGTTCTTGCAGGACCGTCTCTCGACTGCAATTTCAGCGGTCCTTCTGCGTGTCGAATGTGCACGAATGTGTATAACCATGTGGATAAGCGCATCACGCCAGGTCGCGGACGTTTTCCCCAACATCGGCAGTTTCCGCACTCGTTTGTTACTCATTGCCGACGCCGATCGCCTCCCTGGCCTCGTCGGCGAGCGCGGCGAGGGTTTCTGGTGTCCAGTGGGTGTAGCGGGCGGTGGTGGTGATTTTGGCGTGGCCCATGATGGCTTTGCGGGCGTCTTCGGGTGCGCCGGTTTGGGCGAGGTGGGTGCTGAAGAAGTGGCGTGCGGCTCGCATGGTGACGGGCGGGAGTCCGGCGTCCTGGAGCGCTCGTTGCCAGCGGCGTCGTTCGACGTTGCCGGTGAGCGGCTGGCCGTGTCGGGTGAAGATGAGGTCGTCGGGTGCGCATTGGTGTTTGTTGGCGAGTTCGAGGAGTCTGAGCCATGTTCGGGTGTCGAGGGGGATGAATCGGATGCCTTGCCTGGTTTTGGGTGGGATGAGCCAGAAGTTGCCGGTGATGTGGCGGGCTTGGAGCCATGTGGGTATGGTGGCGTCTGGTTTGAGCTGTTGGAGCTGCCAGCGGACCTCGATGCCGTGGATGCCGTCGCGGGTGACGAGTTCGCTTGGGGTGATGGCGAAGCGTTCTGCCTGGCGCATGCCGGTGGCGAAGGCGAGGTCGAACATCAGGGCCCACATGTCGTGGTCGTCCTGGTCGTCGTGGAGCGTGTCCCGTTTGCGTGGCTTGGGGTCGTGTGCGGCGTGGATGGCGGCTGCGGGCTGGCCGGGTTGGAGGATGATGGTGTCGGCGGGCTCGTAGCGTGGCGGTATGGCGGCGAGCGCGGGGTTGATGGGGATGAGTTTGTCGCGGACGGCGTGGTTGAGGATCTGTTTGGTGCGGATGTAGATGTTGTGGACGGTCTTGCCTGATCTGGTCGTGGCGAGTTCGTCGCACATGGCTTCGATGGTCTCGGGGGTGATGCGGTCGAGTCTCATGCCGCCGATGACGCTGCGGATGGCGTTGCATTCGCTGCGGTAGGTGTCGAGTACGCGCGGTTTGACCCGGTTGGCGGTCTGATGGAGCCATCGGTCTAGGTAGAGGTCGACGGTGGGCGTGTCCACGAGGGGCAGTGTGCCCTGGCGTCGGCGTTGGTCGATCTTGGCTTCGAGCTTCTGCCTGGCGGCGGTCTTGGTGGGCGCCTGGGCCTCGATCCAGCGGCGTCGGCCGGTGCGCGGGTCGGGGTCGGTCTGTTTGCGGGCGTGCCAGACGCCTTTGGCGTCCTTCCATTCGCTGCCGGTGCCGTTGGGTCGGCGGGTCTTTTTCTTGCGGTTTTCGCTTGTCATGGGCCTCATGCCTCTTCCTGTTTCGTGTGCGGTCGAGGTCAATCATTAGGTCAATCATTTTTGGCGGAAACTGGCGTACATTGGCGGAAATCTTGCACGCGGGACGGTGCCGCGCGTGGAAACGGAAAGGCCGCGAACCCTTGGGAATCCTTGGGTTTCGCGGCCTTTCGAGTGGAGCGGACGACGGGAATCGAACCCGCGTAATCAGTTTGGAAGACTAAACGCGGTTCTCCCACATTCCGTTGCCGCTCTTGGTGTTTCAAGCCGTAAACATATGCCAAGGTCAATCATTGGTCACTAATCGACTTATTCGGCCGCACTTTTCTGTTGTCGCCGCGCAGGTGCGCGGTACCTGCGATTCTACCCTTCACGACTTGCATATCTTTAATTATTGTGTTACTATAGTTTTGTCGACAAGGAAAGGAGGTGGGCATGAAATGGACGGATATCGTATCGGCGGTCAGCTCGGTGATAGGGAACATCCTCGCCATCATCGCCATCGTCATCGCCCTGAGGCGTAAGCCGAAGCACAAGAAGTGACGAACGGGGTTCCGAATAGACCAATTATCCGGAACCCCGCGATTCCATCCTATTTCATGGATCATCATGAGGACAAGCACCCTGTTCTGCATATGCGGCGTCGTGTTCGCGCTGCTGTCGCTGTCGCTCGGCTTCGCCGGCAAGCCGGTGCCGGCCGGACTGTCGGGGCTCGCGGCCGGCGGCTGGTGCGTCGCCGCGCTGCTCATGGAGAGGCGCGGCGGCGATGACGACTAGATACCTGAGCCTCACCGAGGTCGCGGGCAGGCTGGGCATCACGACCGGAGCGCTGGCCGGGTACAAGCTGCCCGAGCCGGACGCGTTGGTCGGCCGCACGCGCGGCTGGCTTCCCGAGACCATCGACGGGTGGAACGCGGCGCGTCCGGGCCGCGGGGTCGGCGGCGGCCGGCCGCGCAGGCACGGGTAGTCCGCGCCGCCGGCATATGCGAACGCCTTTCCTCCGATCGTGATGATCGGAGGAAAGGCGTTCGCATATGCCGTGTTGGCCGGGCGTGCCGACGGCTTGACATTCATTATACCTTTGGTATAATGAATGATGTCAGGCCCCACTGGGGGGCCTCAACCACCTGGAGGGTGATGGATCATGGAAATCGACACGAAGAAGATCACGTACATCGTCGACGCAATCGGCGCGAAAATGTTCAAGGTCATCGACGAGCATCAAGGGTGCAGGATCACGGGAGACGACCACGGCGGCCTTGGTCGCAGCTGGAAGCGCGTCGACATGAAGGGCCGGACCGTGCTGGTCAGGATCTTCGCGTATATCGACGATCGCGGGTGCTGGGACGGCGCGATGTTCGAGATCGGCATCCACCCGCAGCACGTCTCCCAGCTGTGGACCTACCGCATCAGCGGCCCGATCGACGAGCCCGACCTGCTGGTCGACCGTTTCCGCCTGCTCCTCGACGACCTCTATCACGTGATCGTCAACGGCAAGCAGCCCCCGCTGGCCGGATCCGACGAGGAGGCCAGGCGATGACCTACCCCACACCGGCGACCGCACCCATGTCCGCCGTGTCCAGCGTTCCGGCCGATCTTGTCCGCCGGTGGCTGGGCCGCGGCCTGTCCCCGCGCACCGAGCAGCGCTACCGGATGTCGATACGCATGTGGGAGCGTTGGTGCGCCGAGCACGGCGTGGACCCGATGCTCGCCGACCCGGACGACCTGGAGCAATGGTCGGGATCCATGCTCGACCATGGCACGGCCCCGTCCACAAGACGCTCCTCGCTGCTGACCGTACGAGCGTTCTACCGGTGGGCCCACGCCTCCGGATGGCTCCCCACCGACCCGTCAAGCCTGCTGCGCATCCCGGCCAGGCAGGTCTTCTCCGAGGGCACGTGGGCGACCCGCGACCAGTGCGCGCGCATGCTCGACTTCGCCGAACGCGACCCCGACCCGAGGGGTGCGGCGCTGATCGGTCTGATCCTGCTGTCCGGACTGCGACCCGGAGAGCCCCTGGCCGCGGACGTGACCGACCTGGGCGTGCACGGCGACGGCGACGATATGGTCGAGACCATCACCGTGACCCGGAAGACCGTCGGAGGCGTGCGGCGACGCCAGCGCGTGGCCATGCCGCCGAGGGCCGCCGACGCGGTGCATCGCATGCTCGGCAAGCGGGACACCGGCCCGCTCTTCCTGACCGTCACCGGGCATCGCATGTCCAGCGACGACGCCACCCGCATCATCGCCCGCACCGCACGACAGGCCGGCATCGGCGAGCGCATCACCGCTCACAGCCTTCGCCGTAGCTTCTGTACTTTGGCCGTGGATGCGGGTGTGGGCGAGCTGGAGATCATGGCGTCGGGAGGGTGGACCGGCGCCGAGATGCTCCGCTACTACGACATGAGGCGGGACGCTGTCGAACGGCATGCGGGCATGGTTATCGAGGCCCTGCTCGACGACGCCGGGTAGCATGGGATCCATGGACACCTCGGACATCAAGGCATGGATGCGGGCCACGCGCGAGCGCGTGGGTCTGACCCAGAAGGACGTCGCCGACCTGGCCGGCGTCACGGTCGACATGGTCAAGAAATGGGAGTCGGAGAAATACGTCGAGCCCCCGGACGACGTGATACGCATGCTCCAGAAAGCGCTCGACCGGCATCAGCAGGCCGTCACAACGATCGTGGACGACCATACCGGCGAGGACACGGCGACCCTCACCTACTACCGGTCCCAGGCCCAGGCCGACCAGACGGGCGGCATCGGTACCACGATCGGCATCGCCGACGCCCGCATCCGCGAGGCCGCCGCGATCCTCGAGCGCGGCGGCACTACGATCGACTACACCTACCCCAGATAACCGAATAACACAAAACGCCTCGGCCAGTTTCGAAACTGGCCGAGGCGCTGAGATTGTCTTACACGAACCTTGCCCGTATATGCGTTCAGGGCGCGGCCCTCCGCCGTCACCCCTGTGGTGACCGTCGCGGAAGACTAAATTGATTTTCCGACGTATCGGACGCCGAACGCGGACGCGATGATGCCCGCCGCCGAACTGATGAACGCGCCCACCTCCGGATTGCCGAACGCGGTCACACCCAGGCCGACGATGCCCGCCACAAGAGTCACCACGTAGACAATGGTTCGCACGGTCGCATCGAACACCGGCACATACCCGGCGGTATTGTCGTTGCCGTCCTCGCGTTCGTTCGTCAGATTGGATTCGGTGACCTCGCTCACGGTTTCCTCCAAAGTGTTGGCGTGGTCGGCCACGCCCTGAATGTTCGCCATAATTGGTCTCCTTCGTTAGAATCGGTTTTGGTTGAGCGCCTGCTGCAGGTGCATGACGGTATCGGGGCCGAAGCTGGCGTCCTGAGCCAGCCCGTAGTGGGCTTGGATGGCTTTGATGGTGCCGGGGCCGAGCAGACCGTCCAACGCGCCCGAATACCGGCCCTCCGCCTTGAGCTTGCGTTGCACGGCGACGATCAGTTGAGATCCGTAGTCGCCGTAGGTGACGCATTCGGTCACCAGATTCGGTCGCCAGTAGGTGCGTTCGTCCGGCACCAACTGGCCGGAAACGATGCCGTCTACGGGAGTGCCCATGACGGCCTGCCATTTACGGATGGTGTCGGGACCGCACGAACCGTCCACGGCGAGCGCGGCACTTGTGGTGGACTGGTCTGCGCCATACCTCAGATAGCAGTTCCACGGGTAGTTGTAGTAAGCGCTGATGTTGGTTTCCCGTCCGGTCTGGTCTCCGCCCGTACCGCTGATGGTGCCATGCTCACTGATCGACGCCTGCGCCAACAGTCCGTTGCCAAGGTAGACGGCGACGTGATGCACGTCGTTCAATAGGATGTCGCCCGGCCGGGGGTTGCCGTTGACGGGGAGTCGCCGCCAGCCGCGAGCGGTCAGATTACTGGACAGATTGCCCGTATAGGTGGCGGGCCCGGTGTCGAACCCCGCCTCGCGTAGCGCATAGATCACGAGCGAGCTGCAGTCGCATTCGCCGCCCGGACGGATGTCCCAACGGTTGTACTGGTCGTAGCCGAGACTGACGGTCTGACACCAGTAGCGCATGCGGTTGATGAGGGTGTTGATGTTGCCCATCAGGCCACCTCCTCGCCGAGCGCCTTGAGACTGTCCGCCTCGCTCATCGGCTTCACCTCGACCGGGCAGGGATCCTGCCCCTGCGGCTGAGTGATGATTTCGTCGGCCATACAGGCCTCCTCTCCCCCACACCTGTGGGCAATAAAAAAGCCGCCACACGATGTGACGGCTCGAAAATGGTTGGTTATGGGTCGTATCCGGCTAACCGGACGCGGCCAGGAACAGCAGGAGCAGCAGATGCAGGAGTGGTTTGAGATGGGAGACCAGCCACAGGCCACCAGACACGACTCCGGCGACGAGCAGGATGAGCATGACGGCGAGCGGGACGAGTTCGCGGTTCATGGCTCCTGCCCTTCGGCGGCGTGCGCCTCGATCATCTCGTCGCGGTAGTGCTTGCCCACACCGTTGCCATGAAGCTTGGCGTAGGGCACGAACGCGGCCTCCACCCGGGTCTTGACCTCGGTGGGCACCGGCCTGCCCCGTTCCACGGTCTCCGCGTGCAATCGGGCGATCTTGTCGAACAGGAGCGCGCGCAGCGCCTCGTCGATGAGCTCGGCGTGCTCGTCGCGCCGGGCGTTGTTCGCCTCGATCCTGTCGAGCCGACGCGTGATCTCGACGTCGCCGGGACGCGGACGCCGGTCCAGACGGTCCGTGACCCATTTGGCGAGCACGCCCATCGCACCGGCACTTGCGCCGATCAACGCGACCATGAGCGCGACGAATCCTTCGGTCATTTGATTCCTTTCCTTGATGATGGACTGGTGATGCTGGACTAGTACTGGATGCCGTTCGGCGTATGCTCATGGGTATGAGCGATGACGTGTTGACGCCGGGCGGTCAGGTGAAGGCCATCGGCGAAGGTGTGGAATCGGCCGGCAGGGGTGTGGAGCGTGCGACGACGGGCATTTCGAAACTGGTCACGTCGATCAGCGAGGCTGTTCGGTCCGGGGACGGAACGCGCGGCAAGCGGACAACGTTCCTCAGGTCAGTCAAGGACGTACGCCGCCTGTTCGGCGACGACGTGCTATCCGATGAGGAGGAACACGCAGTGGCCTTGGCGTATGTGCGCGCGGTCAACGGTTTCGAGAACCTGAACACGGTGGGTCGCATGGCCGAGGACGCGTGCCACGCCGGGAACGTGGACACGTCCGGGGTCGATCGGCTCCAGCCGGACTGGTGGGACGCGTTCGAGGACGGCGCCTCGCACGCGTACGACGACGAGGTGCGGGCCATATGGGCCCAGCTGCTGGCCGGTGAGATCAACCGTCCGGGAACGTTCTCGAAACGGACATTGACGACGTTGAACAACATGTCACCGCTTGAGGCCCAGCGTTTCCGGGAACTGTGCTCCTGGTGCTTCGACGTGTGCTGCGAAGGCGAACCTCCCTATGCCGTGCCCCTGCTGGCTCAGGTCGACGGCAAAGGAAGGACTTATGGCGGATTCCCGTTGCCGCGCGGGACGGTCCTTGAGGACGCGGGGCTCGTCACCCAGTCGACCGGGCGGAAAATCGTGTTCCGACCTGGCCCAAACGCCATCATCGTCAACGGCGACGTACGACAGGTATGGAACAGCGAGAGGCACACCGTCTGCTTCATGTCCGGATACTCATTGACCTCGACGGGACGCGAGTTGGCGTTGCTGTGCGCCCACGGGACCGCGGAAGATGATATCCCGCGACTCATCAGCGAACGGTTCGAGAACGATATGCCCACGATAGGGCAGTGGATTGTGCTGAATCCACCGTCCGGATCGTCCGAAGTCGTCCCATCAGCCGTCCGTGAAGCGGAACGGGCTCACCTGTATCGGTGAGGCCCGGAACATCCAGTCGAATCAGGAATCGGCCTGTCGGCCGGCGGGTTGGCGATCTCGCCGGCCGCGGCGCTGAAGTACCGGACGCCGCGTGACGTGACGTGCACGCCCGTCGTCCTGGTTCGTTGTCAGACGGGTGTTCCGTGCTGCGGTCAGGCGAGCACCGTGTCCATGGAGATGAAGATGTCGAGTTTCATCCCGGTCTCCATTAGTCTGGCGCCGTCGGCCTGTCGGATGACCATACGGGCGATGCCGTTGCCGATCGACCAGTAGTGCTGGTTCAGCGTGTTGAATTCGCCGTCGAAGCCAATGACGGCTCCCGTCCGATAGCCATTGAGCGTGAGCCAGTTCGGCGTCCGGCACATGTCGAATCCGACGCCGCCAAGGGAGCCGTCGAAGTCGTCGTCCGTGAGGAAATGCCACAGGTGCAGGTACATGCTCACGGACCGGCCCGTCACGTAAAACTTCGCGTCCAGCGTGTCCTGGTCGTCCGTCTTCGTGATCTGGCCTGACGCGTTGGTCGCGGCCGTCGGGTCGGAGAGCCCGGCGAGGATGTTGGACAGGTGCGCGCCGATGATTCGGTGGCCGGAAGCGTTCGGGTGCAGACCGTCAGCCAGGAGCGCGTCGTCCGTCCCGACCCAGGTGAAGGCGTCCGGCGCGATCATGGCGCCGCGGGCCATGCCTTCGGAGACGAGGGCGTCGTAATAGCCGACGTTCCTGTGGTCGAGTCTCCCGTAGGTCGGGTTGAACGCGCCTCCCAATCCGGAGGCAAGCAGGATCGTCGCGTTCGGATACTCGCTGCGGATCGCCTCCATCACGCGGCGCACGCCGTCGCGCCCCTTCGTGACGTCGCGGTCGACGTCGTTCACGCCGCCGCACACCACTGCCAGCCTGACGCGGGAATGGTCGTACGAGTTGTCGGACTTGCTGTTGGCGACCTCGTGGGCGATGTCGCCGCCGGACTGGCCGGCACGGTAGAACCCCTCCCCGCCGGCCGCGTAGTTGTGGTCCTCGAACCCGAACGTGGACGACAGGACATCCCTGAACGTCACGCCGCCGGACAAGTACCCCGCGGTGATGCTGTCCCCGAAGAACGGAACATGGCTCCCCCACCGCCCCTTCAAACCGGCCAGCGCCTGCTGGGTGGCCGAATCACCCAAAACGTACGCGGCCACGGCCTCGTCAGCCGGCACCGCGTCCACGCCCGGCAGGCCCTGCGGGCCCTGCGGGCCGGTCAGGCCGCGCGGCCCGGGGTATACGGCCTCGATCAGGTCGACGATCTGCTCGCTCACCGCACGCCTCCCCTCGGGAGAATGAGGCTGATGCTAGGGAGGATTACCCTCCCCCCCCCGTCGGTTTTCGTTCATGTTCATGTCGTCTCCTTTACATGTCGAGTGTCTGGATGATTCTGTCGGCGATGGCCTGCATGCCCTGGTCGCCGGGATGGGTGACCCATTTGGCGGGAGCGTTGGTAGTGGTCCCGTCGGGGTAGGTGATGAGCTGGCCCTCCGTGGCCTGGTTGGCCTTGACGTTGAGGTCGTCGATGCGCACGAGCCCGCACCCGTACGCGGCTGCCGTCTCCTGCATGGTCCGCACGTTCATGTCGTTGGTGAACCAGATGCCAAGGAGGATGACGCGCGCGCTGGGCGAGCCGGCGCGTATCGAGGCGACGAGCCCGGGCAGGTTGCGGGCGAACGTGGCGCGTCGGACGTCGTTGTTGGCGTTGTCGCCGATCTGCAGGATGACGAGGTCCTTGCCCGACCAACGGTTCTGGTTCGTGGTGATGTACTCCTGGGCGGCCTGGTCGGTCTCGGCCTGTTCGAACGCGGCGCAGTGCAGACGGTCGAATTCAGCTCCACTGTTTTTGGCGGTGATGGCGGCGCCCACGATGCTGGCCCAGTCCTTGTCCTTGCTCGACGCGCACATGCCGAACCCTTTGCCGGTGCCGTCCGCGCTGCCGGCCATGCCCAGCAGCAGGCTGTTGCCCATGAACAGCACGCTGGATGGCGTGTGCGGTATCACGGCCAGCGTGCCGTCGTTGCCGACCGCGAGGCTCCATTTCGAGCCGTCCGGAGCGACGAGCGTTCCCGCGCCTTCGGCCGTCCCGCCGCCGGTGTCGGTGTCGGCGTCGATCTGGTCGAGGCGGTCGAAGATCGCCTGGAGCTGATCGTCGAGGCGCGGCCGGTAGAGCGCGTGCCCGCGCACGCCGCCCGCCCCGAGGTCGGCGACCTCCAGCCGGTCGATCCGGCACCATCCAGCGCCCTTCGTGGCGTTGACCATGACGCGGAACGACTGCATGTCCTCGTACACCGCGTACGAGGCCGCATCGAACAGCACCCACTCGTCGAACACGGGGCCGGTGAACGAGTGGATGTTCCGGTACGTGTTCGTCGCGCCGGCGTTGGTCCGTATGTTGATCTGGATCGAGCACTGCTGCAGGCTCATCGCGCCGGCCACGTGGATCAGCACCCGGTTCGACGCCGACTCCATCCAACCGGATGTGATCATGCCGCCGTTCGGGCTCGACGACGAGTTCTGGAACCCGAACCCCTTATTGTACGAGCTCGCGCCGAGCGCCAGGACGAGCGAATCCCGGTCCGCGAGCAGCCCGTGCCTCCAGTCCCCGACCGCCCCGTAGTCGTCCATGACATCGTGCACCGGAGCGTCGAGCGTCCAGTCCTCCACGAGCACGTCCACCATCTGGTTGACCTCGGCGCTGTTCCACGCGTTGACCAGCAGGTGCGCGGACCCGTCCGGCACGTTCACCCACACGTCACGCCACTCGTGCTCTCCGGACGCGCCCCCGTCGCACGCCTGCACGAGCGGCTTCAACGACGAGTCCGTGACGATCACGCACGCGCCCGAACCGTTCCCGCGCAGCAGACGCACACGCACCAGCTCACCGCCCGACACGTCAATGCTCGCGGACGACCAGCCCATCACCTCCGTGCGGGACGCCGAACCCGATGAGCCCACCACCCACCGCGTGCCCGTATTGCCAGTGAACGACAACCTGGTCGCCACCCGGGAGTACAGGACCTTCAACGCGGGGACGAACTGCCTCACGCCCACACAATCCTCACCCACCACGGCCACGCTCCCGCCGGTCAACGCCTCCTTCACCTCGTTGCTCAGGTTCAGCATCGTCACCTGCCCCACACCGGTCTTGTCGACCTTGCCCGACAACGCGTCCAACGCCACCGCGCCGGCCGCGGACCGCGCGGCGGCGACCACGTCCGATGAGGCGGGCATGGTCGCCTCGATGATGTCGACTATCTGCTCAGCCATACCAGATCCTTTCCGTTAGTAGTTCAATCCGACAGGGCGTAATAGCCCCAGCCCAGCGTGCGCTTCGTCCCGCCATCCGGACTCGACACCGTGACCTTCCACTGGCCGGTCCGGCGCGACGCCCACACCGCGTCCGCGAACGCCGAAGGCGGGATGTCCGCTATCGCGTAACCGTCAGCGGTCATCTCCCCGCACGCGCGGCTGTACCACAACTCACTCCCGTCAGGCGAACGCAACTCGACCACGCCCGACCACGAGCTCAGATCCACCGCCTTCACGGTCCCGTCCGGATACCTCTGCCGCCACCGGCCGCCCAAACGTTCGCTGTCCCCGCGCACGAGGCGCACGTCCAGACGCCCGACCCGCCTACCCACAGTCGCCATGACTCACGTCTCCTTCCTTGTCACGCGCCGACGCTTCCACGGTCCTCGAGCGCCTGCACGCGGTCGAGCAGCTGGTCCGTGCGATTGAACAGGGTCTGCAGGTTCACGCCGATCGTCTGCAACGTCTGGTTCTGGATCGTGTCCAACCGGGCCGTCAACGACTGCAACGAGGCGAGCGTGCTCCCCTGCTGGCCCACCACACCCGACAACTGCTCCTGCTGCTGCTTCAGCTGTTCCTGCTGACTGGCGAGCGCTTCCTGCTGCTGCTTGAGTTGCTGCTGCTGCCGGTCGAGCATCTCCTGCTGTTTCCGCAATTGTTCCTGCTGTTGCTGGAGGATGACCTGCTGCAATCCCTGCGCGCGAGTCAGCGCATCCAGCTTCGAGATCAACTGGGTCAACTCGGTGCCCGTGGGCCGGTTCGCCTCACGCTTCTCCGCCTCACGGCGGCGTTGGGTTCTGACCTGTCTGGTGAACATGTCGTTCAGGCCGCTGACGTAGCGGCGTTTGAGGTCGGTGACCGGGGTGTCGACCGGTTCGCCCTGGTCCTCGCGCACCGCCTGTTCGATGGTCTGGGCGAGCAGGGCGTGGCCCGTGTCGTTAGGGGTGATGCCGTCGGCGCGCAAGTCGGGGTCGTTGCCGCATATGGCGCGCATGTCCGGGATGCACAAAGCGCCGGCATTATCGGCCGCGAGCCTAATCGCGGTCAGCACGTGCGCCTGCTGCTCGACCGTCGTGTCGCCCGTGCCGGCGGGGATGCAGCCGGGACCGCAACCCACCACGATCCGCGCCCCTGGGAACAGAGCGGCGGCGTGCGCGATCGTGTCCGCGACGGCCTGCTGCATGCCGGCCACATTGGCGAACGAATCCAACAGACCGGCCATGAGGAACACGTAGCCCACCGTCACGCCCGTCGATCCCGCGGCGGCCGCGTCGAGCTGGCCCGTGAGCGTGTTCCCGTCGACCATCCACCCCGCGCCGGCCTCCGCCTGGTTGCGCTCCTCGAGGCCGAGCATGGTCGAGGCGAGCGTGGAGTACCGGTGGGCCGTGTCCGACGCGCCCGCGCCGGCAGTGACTTCGTCACCGCACCATACGGCAGTGCTTCCCGCGGCCGCCAACGGGACGGGAGTCATACCAGTGTCGCTCATCACTCGGTCCTTTCCTGCGCCTGGACGGTGACCCAGTCGCTTGACGCGTCACCGCTGATGTCGGTGGCGCGGAGGTTGAGCGTCGTGACGCCCATGTAGTCGTCCCCGATGGTCAGGTCGATGGTGTCGCCGACCCTCACGTCGTGTTCCTCGCCGACCTTGAGTTTGTGGGTCTCGGCCGGCCATGCGTGTCGTTCGAGGTCGCCGATGGCACATTGCTGGAGTGTCTTCATGTAGCTGACGGTGGTGTGGGAGGTGTCCGCGGTCATCAGGAGCATGCCGGTGGTGTCCAGTCCGCTGGTGCGCCTGCACATGAGGGTCTTGTCGTCGTCCTTGCCACCGGTGAGCCAAACCTGGCTGGTCATGGACGAGCCGTCGCCGGAGAGTCCCTGGTAGATGACGCGTTGCCCGGGAACGATGGCGTTCCACCGCCATGCGTGGTCCATGATCTCCGAAGCGCATCTGAGGTCGTAGACGAGCGACCCGTCGTCGGCGGCCCGGGGGTCGAACCGTGTCTCCGGCCCGTCCTCGAGGCTCGTGATGTCCTGGATCCGGTCGGCGATGGTGGCGAGGTCCCACGCGTACCAGGTGCGCGTGTACGATCCGCCCTCCGCCGGCGGGAGGCTGATTGGCAGAGGTCCCCACTTTATCGCCTCGGCGACGAGTCCGCGGATGATGTCCGGGTACGAGCCGGTCAGGGTGAAGGCGAGGTCGCCGGCCGCGTGCTGTTCGTCGGTCAGGACGCTCCGGTCATTCCATGCGTCCTTGAGGCGCGCGTTGATGGCGAGTCGTTTCGTCAAGAGCGTGAGGCCTCCGCCGCATGTCAGCGATAGGCGTCGGGTTTCCGCGTCCCAGTCGAAATCGGTCAGCGGTCCGGCGTGCAGGACCTTCGCGCCGCGTTGGACGGCCAGGATCACGCGCCAGCATTTCAGCATGTCGCGTATGCCTTGTCTGACCGCCGTGAGCGAATAGTCGATGGAGACGCTCATGCTGCCCGGCTCGTTGATGCTGTCGGTCCATGAGCACGCCGTGTATGGCAGTCGTGACAGGTGGGCTCCGGTAGCGATGTCGTACGCGTGCACGGTCAATGCGGTCAGGTTTGGCATGAGATCACCTCCATGCCGGTCTGACGGTCATCGAGACCGTGCTTCCGGCGTCGGCCCGCACCGTCACCGTGCTCGTGCCGGGCGGGATGCAGAACGCGAGGTCCTTGGTCACCGTCCCGGACGACGGGATCATGTCGCGGAAGTCGAGCTCCAGGTCTTCCGCGTCGCCTTCCCACCGGACCTCACCGTCCCCCATCGTGAGACGCAGCGAAGTCACGTGCCCGGACACCGATACCGTCGGCCATGTCGAAGCGGTGCCGGAGTTCGTCACGCGGCAGACGCCTCCGGACGTGACGAATGTGACCGGCTCCCCGTATTTCAACGGGTCCGGGCAGGAGATCACCAGACCGAACTCGAACCCCTGCTCATGCCAGCGCATCATCGGCTCCGGATCGGCCGCCAGAAAACCTTTCAGCGACCTCGTTCCCGAAGCGGTGTGCTCCACGATGGTCAGTTCCTTGCCGGCGAGCGCGTTGATGCGGTCGCGCGCCTGCGCCGCGTCGACGCTGGATAGGCCCCGGATGACGCAGTCGAGGCTGATGCTTCGTGGTTTCTGGGTGAGTCGGCTCGGCCAGTATGCGCCGTCGGATTGGGGTCGGTCGGTGGGGGTTTCGCGGACGGCCGGCGTGCCGAACAGTCCGGTGATCCCGTTCTTCTTGATGGCCCAGATGTGGTGTTTCCACCGGTAGTCGTCTCGCAGGACGATGGTGTCGTCCGGGCTGATGATGGTGATGCGGGTCATCCGTTATCCTCCCCATCCGCTTGCGGCCCGTTGGGCCCGCAGGTTGAGCACGTTGAACATGTCGTCGGGGTTCATGCCGCGCGCGTCGATGTCGATGGTCACGTTCGTGCCGTTGTCTCCCGTCGTGGCGGGTGGCGTGGCGGTCGTCGTCATCCGTGTGGGTGTGGCGACGGTCGTGTAGGCGAGCCTGACGTTGTCGGCGGCCTGTTGGGCGCGGCTCATCGCGTCGCGCACCGCCGTTTCGGCCTTGCCGGCGTTGTCCGCCACTCCCTGGGCGAACGCCGTGGGGATGGACCGGCCGGAGTACAGGACCCATCCCCTGCCGGAGAACGGTCCCTTCTTCGCCGGGCTGAACGGGAAGAGGTCTCGTATCGACTGGAGCGCCCCGCCGACGATGTCGACGGCGCCACCGATGGCGCTTTTGATGCCGGACACGAGGCCGTTGATGATCGATTTGCCGGATTCGACCAGCCATGAGCCTGCGCCTGCGAGCGCGTTGACGATGGTGTCCTTGATGCCTCCGATGATCGATCCGATGCCGTTGACGGCGCTGCTGACGATGGTGGTGAATCCGTTCCATATCGCGGTCCAGTCGCCGGTGAAGATGCCGGAGACTATGGATACGACGCCTTGGATGATTCCGGTGATGGTGCCGAAGATGGATTGGATGACTCCTACGGCGGATTGGACGACCGGTGCGATCGCCTGGAATGCCGGCAGGAGGATTCCGGTGATAAATCCGGCCGCCATCGTGGCGATGGTTTGGATGATCGGGGTCAGCTGCTGGATAATCGGCACCAGCGCGGATGCGATCGTCGTGATGATCTGGCCGATGGCGGTGACGACCTGCATGATGATCGGCACCACGGCCTGGATTACCTGGGTCAGTGGCGGCAGGAGCGTCGAGATCAGCATGGTGATGATCGGGATGATCGCGTTGACGACCTGCAGGATTGGTGGCAGGACCGTGGCGACGAGCTGGCCGAGCGTGGTCATGATCTGGCCGATGACCGGGATGAGCTGGCTGATCGTCTGCACGATGACCGGCATGACCGCCGCGATGGCGGTCTGCAGGGTCGCGCCGACCTGTTGGATCAGCGGGACGATCTGCGCGAACATCGGCTGGAGCGTGGCCAGGACCTGGGTGAGCATGTCGCCGAACTGGGAGCGCAGTTGGGGGCTGGTGGCGATGAGCGCGCCGATCGCGGCGACGACCATGCCGATCGGCCCGGTGAGCGTGCCGAGGACCTTGGCGAGCAGTCCTCCGCCGCTGGCCATGCTCGAGAACGCGGTGCCGACGACGGGCAGCTTGGTGAGCAGGCCGCCCAACCCGCCGGCGCCGAGCATGCCGAGCGCGGCGCCCAACGGCGCGATTATGCCGGTCAGGCCGCCGACCTTGTCCTTGATGCCATCGAACGTCGGCCCGATGCCCGCGGCGACCTTTTCGGCGAGTCCGCCGATTGTGTCGAACGCCGCGGTCAGACCATCGGTGAGCGTGTTGAGCGCGCCGGTCGCGAACGGTTTGAACGCGTCGACGATGCGTTTCAGACCGCCGGTTATCGCGGCCTCGAAGTTGCCCCACGCGCCCTCGAACGTCGTGGTGGCCGTCGCGGCCTGTCTGGCCACGTCGGTCATGCCGAGGTCCATCAAAGCCTTGTTGAACTCGTCGGCGCTGATCTCACCTTTTTCCATCGCGTCCCTGAAATTGCCGGTGAACGCTCCGTTTTTGAGCATCGCCTCCTGCAGTTTGCCGGATGCTCCCGGGATGGCGTCCGCCAGCTGATTCCAGTTTTCGGTGGTGAGCTTGCCTTGGCCGGCGGTCTGGGTGAGGACCATGCCGACCGATTTGAAGGTCTCCTTGTTGCCTCCGGCCACGGCATTGAGGTTGCCTGCAGCTTCGGCGAGCTTGTCGAAGTCGGGCACGCTGTTGGCTGCGAGCTGTGCGGTGACGCTTTGGATGTCGCTCAGGTCGTAGACGGTCTGGTCAGCGTACTTCTGGGTGCTGGCGGTGAGCGCGTCGATGGTGGCGGTGTCCAGGCCGGCGAAGTTCAGCGTGCTTTTGAATTTGTCGGTCGCGTCGGACGCTTCGATGGCGCTGGGCACCATGCTCACGATTTTGCCGGCGAGCGCGCCGATGCCCGCAGCGGCTCCGGTCACGCCGATGGTGGCGATGTTCTTGATGGCGTTGCCGATGCCGTTGATCGCGTTCTTGGCTTGGGCGGCGCCGGATTTGAATGCGTTGGCGATGCCGGTCGCCGCGGTTTTGACGATCGGGGACATGTTGTCGAACACGGTTCTGGCGCTGTCGCCGACGCCTTTGAGGTAGTTGCCTATCGTGGCGGCGACGGGTTTGAACGGTGCCGCGATCTTGTTGGCGATGCCGCTGATCGTGCCGGTGACTTTGCCGATGGCGTTGGTGGCGGTGGTCATGGCGTTGCGTACGCCCGCGCCGAACCGTGTCATGGCGTTCAGACCGAGGTCGATGGGCTTGGCCATGCCCGTGAACCCGAGTTTGAACTGGGCGGCCAGGTCGGTGACGGGTTTGGCCAGATTGGCGGCCTTGCCTACGAGTCCCTGGATGGAGTTGGCCGCGCTGGTCATGGCGTCGCGCACGTTAGCGCCGAACCGGGTGACCGCGTCCAAACCTACGTCTATGGGCTTGGCCATGCCGGTGAATCCGGCCTTGAACCGTTCGAGCGCGCTGACGGCGGGGCCGGTGATGGTGCGCGTGAGCCCGCCGAGCGCGACGGACAGGTTGGCGAAGCTGCTCTTGGCGCGTTCCGTGTTCTGGAAACCGGTCTTGAAATCGGCGACCATGCCTTTGAGGCTGTCGGAGAGTTTCCGGTTCTTCGCTTCGAGGTCCTCCTGGACGGCGGCGAGGGTCTGCTGCGCGTCCTTGAGGTTGCCGGTGGCGGCCGTGAGCTGGATGTCGGCGAGTTTGACGCGTTCCCTGGCGGCGGCGAGGCGTTGTTCCGCGGCCTGGGCCTGGGCGCTTTGCGCGCCGTACCGTTGGACGGCGGTCGTATACGCGTTCTCGGCCTGGATCGCGGCGGCCGTGGCGGCCTGCTGGCGCATGCGCGCCTTGGACATGGCCGCGGATGCGTCGGCGACGTCTCGGCCGAGCTGTTTGACGGTGTCGTCGCCGACGCCCTTCATCGCGGTCTTGGCGGTGGCCCCGAGTTCCTTGCCGAGTTGGGCGCCGGCCTTGCCGCCGGCGCCCTTCATGCTCGCGGTGAAGCTCTGCCCGCCGGCCTTGCCGCTGGCGCTCATCTCCTTGCTGACGGACTTTTTGAAGCCCGTCATGACGGGGAACACGCGGACGGCGCCGGAGCCTACGATCTTCGCCACGATGCGTCTCCTTCACTGTTCGGTTATCGGATGATGATCTCCTCGTCCAGTTCCGCGAGCGCCCGGCCGATCTCCTCCGGGGTCGCTCGTGCGGCTTCGAGCTGGGTGCGGCGTCGGTTCATGGTCCAGGGCATGACCTTGTCGGCCGCCTTGTCGTCGCCGATGGTGGCGGCGAGTTGGAGCAGGTCGACGAGTCGGGCGGGGTATGCCCATTCGGCGAGGTCGGCGCACAGGGGCGTTGCCGGGTCGTCGAGGAGCTGTTCGACGAGGTCCCAGGCCTCGCCCATGGTGATGGTCGTGCCGATCTGGCCGATGCCGATGTTGTAGCGTTCGCGCAGGCTGGCGGTGAGGGTCCGCCGGTGGTCGCGGTGGAGTCTGGCGAGGGCGGTTATTTTTCCAGGACGAGCTCGTTGATCTTCTGGTAGGCGGTGAAGTAGCTGTTGGCCATGTCGATCATGCTGGTCGTGGGCTGTTTGACGATCGTGTCCGCGGTCTTCCTGCCGCCGACCTTTTCGAGGACTCGGGTGAACTGGGTGACGCTGTCGGCGTCGTCGCGGGTGATCTCCTCGATGTCGGCGAGGCTGAGCCTGAGCGGGAGTTTGACCTTGGTGCCGTCGGGGAATCGGCCGATGAAGCAGTCGCCGCCGATGATGTGGCGGCATTTGGCCGATCGGGCGGCCGCTTTGAGGGCTTCCTGCTCCTTGGTTTCGTCCCAGTCGTCGAAATCGACGGCATCGAGATCGAGGTTGGTGGTTTCGTTGGTCATGTCGGGTTCCTTTCGGATGTGGGGTGTCGGGTGGTGTGTGGTGGTCGTCCGGCGGCGACCCGACAGCGCCGTCGGACGACGGTCATTCGGCGGCCTTGACGGTGATGGTCTGCTCCGGGCTGGTTCTGCCTTCGAGGGTTGCGGTGACCTTGGTCTCGCCCGGCGCGACGGGGGTGAGCACGTTGCCCTTGATGGTGGCCTTGCCCGTGTCGGACGAGTGGAAGACCGCGGCCTGGGTGGCCATGCCGGTGGTCTTGTCCCAGTAGGTGGCCTTGGCACCGAGCTTGAGGGTCTGGCCCATCGTGACGGTGGTCGGCGCGGCGGCTCCGGTTTCGGAGGTAACCGCGACCGACGTCACGCTTTTGGGTCGATGAGCCATTCTCGGTAGAAGCCGCCCCATTCGTCGTTGCGCAGCCAGTCGAACGTGACGGCGTTGCCGTTGTTCTCGCCACGCGTGTTCTGGTCGGGCTCCACGGTCTGGATGCGGCCCATGCCGTTGCGGCGCAGGCTCATGCCGTTCTTGTATTTCAGGCATTCGAACATCGGGAAGGTCGCGTCGTTGTCGCCGTCGACGACGATCATCCCGTTCTCGTCCGGGGTCTTGCCGGTGATCAGCTGGCGGACGATCTGGTTGAACTCGGCGAGCGTGATCTGCAGGGTGCGGGTCTTGGCGCCGCCCAATTTGTAGCCGTCCTGGAAGAATTCGATGTCGTCTTCCTTGTCGCCGCCGTCCTGGGGGCCGCCGTCCTGTTTGAACAGGCCGACCTTCACGTAGCCCTCGGGGAGCACGAGCGGGTTCGCGGCACCCTCAGATGCCTCGACGAACGTGGGTTCGCCGGTGAGCTGGACCGCGAGGAAGCCGGTGATGGGCACGAGGACCTTGCTCAGGTCGTTGCCTTCGGCGTCTGCCGTCATGATGGTTCCTTTCTACTGTTGTGTTGGTGTGGGCATGGGCTGGCCGACGCAGTGGTATTCGACGGTCAGGTAGTTTCGGGCCACGTCGGCCGGATCGTCGACCGGGTAGGGGCCGTTGGAGGTTTCGACGCTGCTGATCGGGCTGCCGTCGGCCATGCAGATGCCGGGGTCGGTGAGGATCCCGCACACCAGGCGCGCGAGGTCGTCGCACTCACGGTCGTTCTGCCTGGTGCCGGCGCGGACGCTCACGGAGAGTTCCTGGTCCCATTGGGTCAGGTCGTACCGGGTGGGCGTCAGCTCGTCCACGATGAGCAGCGGTTTGGCGAGCGGATACCGGATGGTCTTCGGCGTCCTGGTCGCGACGTTCACGTCGACGCCGTACGCGGCGAGCGCGTCCTTCAGGTACCCGGCCGCCCACCGTTTGAGATCCGATGGCATGAGACCGGTCATCATTTGACCTTTCTCATCGCGTTCGCCAGCGTGTGGTGCTTAGCCTCGACGAGCATCACATGGTCGCATATCTCGCCGTCGGCGACGACCTGCCAGGCATTACGGTATTTGAATTCGACATGCTCTACGCTCAGGCTGCTCTTGTACTCGCCGGTCACCTCGGGGGCTTCGGCAAGCGCGATGTCGAGCGCCTGTTCGGCTTTCTCCTTGCACAGGCCGTCGACACCGGGATCCTTGAGGATGATGTCGAAGTAGTCCTGGTTGAAGTGCATGTTGACGTCGCCTATCTTCGCCATCAGACGCCTCCTTGGAATCGTTCGATGCCGACGACGAGCGTGGGCTGCCAGCCGGTGAACGGGTTTTTGTCGCGTTCGCCGACGCCGGTGACCTGCCAGGCGTCGCCCTGGATGATGATCCGGTCGTGTTCGCGGATGTCCACGGTCGGATCGGGGACGACGATCTGTTTGGTCGTGGTGGTGCCGGTGTCCCTGGGGTGGTTGCCGTCGGTGCTTTCGGTGGAGGATTGGCTGGCGAGGTATCCGTCGAACCGGAGAACATCCGGGTTCGACCAGTCCTCGTCGTAGGCCAGTCCGGACGGATCGCTGATGGGTTTGGCCCGTTGGCGGAGCATCGTGGTGAGGAACGGCATCGGGAACGCTTGAGTGCCGATGCTGTCGTCGAAGCTGGTCATCGCAGCCCCCAGGTGAGTTTGTAGGGGTCGAGCTGTTCCTTCTCGATCTGCAGGAGCTGCAGTCCGAGGGGCGCGCCGCCTGCGGTCAGGTAGCTGACGGACGCGCCGTTGACGCTCTGGCTGGCCACGCCCGGCTGGGTGCGGGCGCGTTTGGCCAGGTTGCGGATCAGCTCGAGGATCTCGGGCACCTCCTCCGGGGGATACCCGTGGTTCAGGGCGACCTCGACGGCGCGCGGATGGTCGGGCCAATGGCCGGAGCGGAGCTGGATCAGGCCGGCTTCGCTCCAGTCGTAGGCGTCCTGGGCGAGCTCATTGCCCTCGATTTTGACGCTGGTGACGGAGTTGACGTGCCTGCTGGGCAGCATCAGGATCCGTCCGCCGTGAGAGTCGAGGACGAGGGTCTCGTCGAGTTCGGGGGCGACGTGCCATCCGCAGTAGCGTCTGACCGCGTTCTGCGCCGCCTTCTTCCACCATTGCGCGTCCAGTTCGGGGTTGGCGACCATATCGGGATAGATCATGGCCGTCTCCTCCCCTATTGGATCTGTTCGAGGCTCTTGGCCGCGGCCATGGCGTCGAGCAGCGCGTTGAAGCTCGTGGCGAGCGCGTTGTACTTCGCGGCGAGCTGGTTGTACGCGGTGACGATCGCGTCGATCTCCGCCTTGGTGGGTGTGTCGGATACGGCGGCGACCGCGGTGTTGGCGTCGGTCGAGGCCTTGGCGATGGTGCCTTTGGCGGCGGTTTTGACAAGGCCCGGCGTAGTGGTGGTGGCTTCGCCGGGTGCTTCGCCGCCGGGTTTGACTGGGTTGCCCGATGAGTCGAACAGGGCCATGCGGCCGGTGGCCGCGTCGGGGTCCTTGGCCTGTTCGACGAGTTCGAACTGCGCTACGGGGCTGGTCATGCGCTCTTCCCCTTTCCCTTCGCCGTCTTGGCTTCGTCGGCGGTCATGACGCCGGCGATCGGCTCCGCCACCGGTTCGACCGGGTCGGGCGTGGAGGACGGGTGTTCGGCCATCGCCTGCCGGATGGTTTCGGCGGCGTGTCTGGGAGCGTCCTCGCGGCGGTATCGGACGCCGTTGATGACGATCATGTTGTCCTTGTTCGCGTTCATCACGGCTCCGTTCACTCGGCCTCGAGGACGACGAAGTGGGCGGGTCGCCAGATGACCTGGGCGGCGCGTAGTTCGGCGCGCACGTAGGTCAGGTTGCGGCTGGCGTAGTCCTTGTGCTGGTTGAACGCCTCGACGGTCAGGCCGCTGCGGTCGAGCAGTGCCATCTGGCGGAAGTCGCCGATGATGGCGGTGCCGGCGTCGATCTGGTCGCATTCGACGATCGGGCGGCTCCACACGGTGGTGGGGCCGGTGCCGAACGGGCCGTTGCCCATGAACCGCTTGTTGACGTCCTCCATCAGGTCGATCTTCTCGGCGTCCTCGGGGTTCAGGAGGATCGCGTTGGCCTGCGCCCCGACCTTGCGGAGCTTGGTGAGGGACTGGCGGATCGAGATGACGAGGTTGCGGGCCTCGTCACTGGTCTTGCTCCAATTGCCGGACTGTACGCCGGTGGTGTTGAGCAGGCCCTTGGGCTGGCCGCCGCTGCCGGTGCCGTTGAGGAGCATGTCGGCGAGCTTGAGGCCGAAGCTGTAGTCGAACTCGCCCTGCAGGAAGCTGGCGAGCGCCTGGTCGTCCTGGAGGAGCTGGTTGGTGACGGTGTAGCCGTCGGCGTAGTCGTAGACCTTGGCTTCGGCGAGTTCGGTGGTGAACGTGCTCTGCGGCTTCTGGGTGTCGCCGGAGTCGTCGCCGGTGTTCTCGGGGACGATGCCGGTGTTGCGGGTGACGCTGATGATCTGCAGGTAGTCGAAGTTGCCGCTGGTGGTGCCTCGGCTGATGTAGTCGAGGAGTGTGATCTCGGGCCGGTTGACCTGGTCGACGAGCGGCATGCGGATGTTGGGCAGGTGCGCGATCGGGGTGCCGATGGCGTTGCCGGCCTTGGACTGGAAGTAGTCGCTCATGCTGCCGATGCGGGTCTTCTCGATGCGGATGTCGCGGCCTGCGCCCAGGTCGTCGGCCTTGGAGTGCCACGCCTTGTAGGACGGGCCGTTGACGAAGCGCTGGCCGAGGTCGCTGCCCTTGAGGTCGGGGTCGTTCTCCTCGGCTTCGCCGGCGTCGATGGTCTTGCCAGTGTTGAAGAGGCCGTCGAGTCGCTTGGTGTTCTCCTCGGCGTCGTGCAGGGCCTTGACGAGGGTTTCGGCGGCGGTCATGTGCCCGTCGAACTCGGTCTGTTCGTCCTGGGTGAGGCCGCGGCCCTCGCCGGTGGCCTTGGCGAGGATGGAGCGTGCGGCTTCGCGGTGCTGTTCGATTTCGGTTTTGATGCCCATGGTGGGGTTTCCTTTCGATGATTGGTGGTGGTTAGAGGGTTTGGGTGGTCAGTTCGAGGAGGCGGAGACGATCCGCGTTGAGCGCGAGCGGGTCGTTTTTCGTCTCGGGTTCGGGCTGCTGGTCGGGCGCGAGGCCGAGGATCGCGGTTTTGGCGCTGACTTCGGTGGCCTGGTTCATGCCGATCGGGCAGATGCTGACCTCGTACAGGTCGATGCCGCGGATCTCGTAGTAGCCGGGGTCGATGGCGCCGTCGTCGCGTTTGACGCCGTCGATCCACGCGCCTTCGGTGACGTCGTAGGCGAAGCTCATCTGGCTGACGCGCCCCTCCTTGAGGAGTTTGGCGACCTGTCGGCCGAGTTCGGTGCTCGTGTCGATCTGGCCGGCGACCTTGAGCCCGTGGTCGTCCTCCTCGGCGTGGGAGGTGAGGCCGAGGTTCTTGAACGGGTCGTTGACGTCGTGGTTCCAGTAGACGGGAATGCCGGCGCCGTCGTCCGGATACCGGTCGGCGAGGGTCTTGGCGAACGCGCCCTTGACGACCTTGTCGCCGCCGAGGTCGATGTTGTCGAACACGCTGGCGTAGCCCTCGAATCCGACGGTCTCCTCGCCGTCCTCATTGGTGTTGACCCGCGCCTTGACCGGCGTGCGGATCGTTTTGGTCAGCATGCGATGCTCCTTCCTTGGGGTGGGTTTGCAATATGACGCCGACGTGGTTGAGTACCCGCCTGACTTCGTCGACGGTGACGGATTTGCCGTCGTCGCGCGCCTCGAGCTGGCCGGTGTCGGCCTGGCCGCGGCTTTCGGTCTGCCCGTCGTATGGGCTGGTCTGGCCGCCGATGAGCACGTTGAGCGGGGTGACGAGCCCGTCGCCCTCCTCGAGCTTGGGCTTGTTGAGGACCTCGCGCGCCTCGTTGGTGGTCATGACCGATCGGCCGGTGGCGGTGACGAGCGCCTGGAGCTGTGCGACGGGGTCGCCGCGCAGTTGGGCGTCGCGGTCGAATTCGAGGTAGAGGCCCTTGTCGTAGGTCTGCAGCCGGTCGCGCAGGCACAGGTTCAGCGTCTGTTCCAATGCGACGATGTACGGGTCGAGATAGGTGCCGTACATCATCTGCTTGAACGCGCTGAGGTTGCTGAAGTTGCCTTCGCGGATGCCGATGATCTCGGCCGGCACGCCGTACGCGTTGGCCACGTCGATCTTGACCTTGTCGCGGGCGTTGAGATCGTCGACGTCGATGGGTTTGAATCCCGATAGGGTGCTGGCGGTCATGCCGTCCTCGAGGAGGATCCCGCCGCCGGCGCCGGCGCCGCCACGGGTGAATTCCTTCATGCTGGCCCGGAACCGGTTGCGGGCGGCGTCGCTGGACCAGTCGCGGTCGCGGCTGATGACGATCGGGCTGCGGATGCCGTGGCGGTTGACCTCGGCGCGGTACTCCATGCTCGCGTGGTATTCGTCGAGGATCCCGGCGAGGCGTTTGGGCATGGGGTCGCCGTTGGCGGACGCGTGCGCGTAGCCGACGTTCATGACGATGGCGTCGCGGTGGATGTCGAGTTTGACGGTGTTGGTCTCGTCGACCCACACCTTGGCGCCGGTGGGTTCGTCCATCGCGTCGTGTGTGGGCTTCCACCGGCGGGCGGGGATGCGTTTGAGCCTCAGCCGGTCGCCGTCGGTCTGGATTATCGCGAGGAACCGGTCGGACAGCAGACCGTCCTCGATCAGCGCGTACCAGAACTGGCTGGGCGGGATGGCTGGGTTGCCACTCGGGTTCTTGACGAGCTGGGCGAGCGGCCCCTCGCGGACCCGTTCGCGTCCGCCGTCGGGCATGCGCCGGTACACCTTGAGCGGGAGGGTGCTGATGTGGCGGGCGATGAAGTCGGTGACCTCGCGGATCGGGTGGGCCTCGACACCCTTGCCGGGCGGTGTGGCGTCGTAGTTGAGCAATGGGACGCCGGGGTCGACGAGTTCGATGCCGTTCGATGCGGCCCAGTCGTTGAGCTGTCCTCCGCTTTCCAGGATCAGGCTCATAGCGTCTCCTCCGGGATGGCCTGCAGGTAGTCGATCTTGGATTCGGGCAGGAGGATGATCCCGTCCGCGCTCATGCTTCCGGTGACCGGATCGATCGCCTCGGCCCTTTTCAGCTCGACCCATCCGGCCGATGCGGCGGCGAGCAGGCCGCGCCAGGTGATCTGTCCGACGCGGATGGTGACGCGGCGGCCGATCTGGTCGCGTAGCGGGGTTCTGAACATGTTCTCCTCCTTTAGAAGGTCATCACGTCGTAGGTTTCGTAGGCGCTGCGTTCGGGTTTCGGCGGCTCGCAGGTCTCCAGCGCGTACAGGGCGACGGTGATCGCGGCGACGCCGCCGATGTCGACGATCGACCGGCGGCGGTCCCACGCCTCGTTCTCGGCGATGACCTTGGTCAGTCCGCCCTCGATGGCCTGGTCGACGAGCGGCTGCGGCGCGTGCACGAGGCGTCCCTCGCGGACGCGGTCGCGCAGGCGTCCGGTGGCCAGGCCGATGTGGCTGCCGTCGATCTCGTGTACGGTGAAGCCGAGGTCCTTGAGCGGTTGGATGAATTCCATGGCCGGGCATCCCTTGGATTGGATGGCGACCTCCCACATGCCGCTCTCCTCGGCGAGGCGTTTCATGGCGTCTGGCACCCACATCAGTCCCCGGCGTCGTTCGCGCAGGCTGACGACGGGGTTGCCGTCCTCGTCGAGCACGGCGGCGGCGATCCAGCTGTGCGAACGGTCGACGCTCACGTCGACGCCCCATACGGTGCGCGCCCCTCGGGGGATGCGGATCTCGAACGGTTTGCGCATCGTGCTGTTCCAATCGTTGACGTCGATGTAGCTGTCGACCTTGGCCGTGACCCATTGGCATAGGTCTTCGGTCCTGTAATCCGCGTCGGTCATGCCTGAGATGTCCGACATGACGGTCTCGACGGTCAGCGCGCCGTACCCGATGCTCGGATTGGATTGCAGGATCGCGTCCAGGTCGTCCTTGGCGCATCCGTCGGGTGCGCTCCATTCGAACAGGCCGAGCGAGCAGTCGTGCGATTCGGCGAAGTCGTCGACGCTCATGAGCCCGGAGGATACGAGCCTGTCCCATGTGGCGATGAAGTCGAGCGCCGCGTCCCGTTGCGTGGATAGGACGATGCTGCGGCTGTCGCCAGCGTTGCTGATGCCCCACAGCTGGCCGTTCCAGAAACTTTTGGTGGTGGGGCTGACCGCCTTCCACGCGGTCCAGTCGGTCTGTTCCCTGAGCTCGTCCATGATGACGCGGGCGGCCGGTTTGCCTCGCGCGTTCCTTGCGGCGCGGATCTCGTAGTGGGCGAGATTCTTGGCCTTGATGTACTCCTTGCCGTTCGTGTCGGAGACCTTCGCGGTGGCCTCCTGCAGGTCGGCTATGGCGGCGTCGCGCTCGGCGTCGGTCTGTGGGTCGTTGTCGCACCAGAGTTTGACCGCGCTCCACGGTTCGCGGGCGATGTCGAGGTTCTGCGCGGTGCCGACGATCTTGAACTTGACCGGAGACGTGCGTTCCGGATGCCGGTTGCTGTCGATGAACAGCCACCAGGCGGCGAGCACGCTGACCAGCATGGTCTTGCCGTTCTGCCGCCCCACCAGTCCAATCACGCGACGGTACCGGTAGGTGACGCCGTCGTCGAGCAGTTCGAGCGCATGGATCAGCAGCCACTGCTGCCATGGGTAGAGTTCGATGCCCAGGACTTCGCGGGCGAAGTCGATGACCTCATAGCCCAGGCTGGTGCGACGGGTCAGCTCGCGGAGAGGCCTGGTCCAGATGCGCGGCTCCTCGCGTCCGAGCATCCTGGCCATCCGTCACTCCTTCGACTCGTCGTCCTTCTTCCGCTGGGCCTCCATGAACCGTTCGATGCCCGTCTTCGGCCGGCCGTCCGCCGGTTTGGACGGGACCGGATCCACGTCGGGGGTCAGGCCGAGCGCCTGGCAGTACTTCAGGTAGGTGGGGATGCTCACGTTGTCCAACCTGCCGCTCTCGTCGCTCCCGTTGTTGGCCAGGAGCACGTCGATGCGCATGGCCAGGGCGCGAAGCGTGGCAACAGGTCCCGAATGGATGGCGCGCAGATGCTTCGCGTTCTGGATGGAACGCTCCGTGGCCTCGGCGACACTGAGAAAATCAGGAAACCTCGGCAAAGCGACCACCTCCTAGATCGAAAACGGCGAAAACAGCGGGGACGATCAGAAAAACCAACGGAAAATCCGCTCCACATACCGCGCGCGCGACCCCCGCCGAACCCGTCGGGGAGAGAGAACACCTGCGGGCGCGGGAGGTGGGCAGGGCTTTATGGTCTGGAAATCCGAACGCCCCCTGCCCACGCTCAGACGCCGAGCGTCTGGTAGGTGACGGCGCCGGCGGAGGCCATGGAGTCAAGCAGTGAGTATGCGGCCTCGTCGCATTCGCCGACCCAGAGCATCGCGTCGGGCTTGTGGCCGCGCATCATGTCGGGCCTGCCGGCCACGCCGTCGAGCCTGCCGCCGTCGGTCGTGGTCAGCAGCAGGCGGCATCCGGACGTGGCGTTGCGGGCGAGCGTGTTCGGCTTGAGCCTGTGACGGATCTCGGTGGCCGCGGCGCGCACCGGCGGCATCCATCTGCCGGCCACGAGCACGCGGCCGCCTTCGTTCATCGTCATCGCCAGTCGTTCGTAGATGCTCATGTCGTTGTCCAACGCTGGTCCTTTCGTTCACCACCATGCGGGTATGACGTCGCCCAGGTCGAGCTTCGGCTGTCCGTTGCCGCGCTCACGGTTGCATTTGCGGTGCGCGTGGCGGAAGTTGGCCGGATCGTCCTGCAGCTCCTTGTAGAGGCTGACCGGATAGTAGTGGTCGAGCTCGTGACTCAGGTCGGTCGTGCCCGGCTCGGCGTGGTAGTCGATGCGCTTGTGGCAGATCCAGCAGTCGGCCGCCGGATCGCCCGCCGAGTCGAGACGCCGACCGTCCTCGAAGAACTCACGCCTGAGCCGTTCGAATCGTCGTGTGTGAGTGCGGTTGCCCATCATGGCTCCGGGTATGAGAAAGCCCCGGATCCGAAGAGTGGGGGATGGATTCCGGGGCTTGATGCATTGTCCGCTGTGTTTCTATACCAAACACCAGCTATAACATGTATACCGCGACAACGCCGTTTTTCACAGCACTTTTCGACCACGGCGTGTCGCCTTGCGTTTCAACAGTTTTCGACACCTTTTTTGAGCAGGTTTAAAATCCCGTCGATCCTCCATTCCCGACGGCCGTCCGGGTCGGCCGGACCGACCATGAGACGGCCCTCGCTGACCCACCGCTGGATCGTCCTCTTGGAGACCCTGAGCCCGATGCCGGTGAGCCATTTCGACAGTTCGCCAGCGGTCCCCCGATACCCGCTCGACCTGACCATCCTGACCGTGTCGGCCCTCAGCTCGGTCAGGTCGATCAGATGCCCGCACCCGCAGTACGCGTACAGGCTCTCGGCCGGCGCGTACACCTTCTCACCGCACGACGGGCACCATCCGGCCAGCGTGCGCGGCTCGCGCGGTATGAACATCCGCCACACGGCCTCCGCGAGCTCACGCCCGGACTCTGCGAACTGCACGGCGCCGGGAACGCCGTCGAGATCGGCCTCGGCCAATCCGGCGAGCATCTCCGAGGTCGTGGCGGACGACGACGGTCTCAACCCGGACAGCAGGCACAGGTTGATCGCGTACTCGCGGATCTCTCCCAGCAGGTCGAACGCGGACGGCGCCAACGGCAACGGGGCCTCGCCACGCGACAGCGACGGGCCGGCCTGCCGCGGCTGCGGGCTGGCCGTGCGGTCGGCCACCGCCTGCAGGTCCGGAAGGAGCTGCATGATCTGACGTATGTCCGTCCGGTGAGCACGCTCGCAATGGGAGCAGATCGTGATCCTCTTGTTGAGCTGATGCCGATTGCACGCCGGGCAGGTCCTGGGCATGATGCTACCTCCATAATCGTGTTCCGCTACATTCGTCATCGGCCTCATGCCCGCATCCCATTGTCCATCAGATCTTCGGCCTACGCCACCGGCCACCCCACACACCGACCACCGGATACCCGCAGATCCTCTCGCGATCCGCGTACCCGGCGCACTCGTCCATCACCGGACACGACTCGCAGACGCGTATGGCGGCATCCGCCACGGACCGGTCATCGGGGAAGAACAGATCCGGGTCCATGTCACGGCACGCGGCCAGCGAGCGCCATCGTTGTTCGTTGCGGTGTGGTTCGGTGGGGGCGGTCATCGGTTGTCGGCTCCGTCCGCGTGTGCCCAGTCGCAGTCGATGGCGGACTCGCCCACCACGATGCAGTTGACGCGGCGCGTGTCCCGGAGCGTGGCCTGGCAGTCGTAGAC